GGTGAAGCAGGGATAATCTGCAAGCATGATTTAGATTGATTCACAATATATGGTTTCGATGGAGATTCACTCATGCAAAAGAATGCTCTCTACAATATGGATGAGTGGAAGGAACAACTAGAGAAACTAATGAAATCTAGGAAAACGAAACTTAGAGTGGCTATTAGAAAAATCATAGACGAGAATCAAAAGGCTATGGAGTTTGATGACCTAGAAGAGAAGTTAAGACTCACAGAAGGGGATGCCTATGATGAAATCTTTGAAGGCAAACCACAGAAACTATTGGCATGGATGAAGAACCAAGATGCCTTTGTCTTCCTTTCACCAAACAAGTTTGATGTCTCTCCTGAGAACATAGAGAAGGATGAAGACGCAGAACTAACAGGAGAGTTTGAGATTCGTCAGCGTGACGATGGTAACTTAGACTTCATCATCATGACAGAGAAAGACAAGATGGCTTGGTTGATTGACTTAGATAAGCCCGAAGACATCTTTGATTTGTTTGGTAAGTCAGGTAAGTTCCCTGCAATGGTTTCAGAGAAAGTAGATAGCACGAAAGTAATAGACAGTGGTGAACTTATCTTTGGTGTTCAGAGAGATGGGTATCATGAGTATAGAATGGAAGGAGACAAGTTCCAAACTCGAATACACTTTAGGGTTGTTCCATTGGATGAAAAGAAGTCTTGGATAGTATTTACAGGTAAGAAACAAGAGATGTTAGATGACTCTTCTGATGAAGGTATCATCGATATTACCAAAGACAAGTTTAGTAATTTAGAACTACCTGAATAACCACCTACTTCATATAGTAAGAAGTTTAGGTACGGTGAGTGTTTGCTGAACAGGAGGTATTGATTAGACAGGAGAGTGCTAGTGATTTTACCATTCTCAAGTCAGATAATCTAGTAATCGGAGGATATGCATCCATCGAGATAGTAGATAAGCAAAATGACTTGATTACACTAGAAGCACTAGAAAAAGCAGTTAAGGATTTCATGAGTGAGAAGTCTTATCGAAATGTCATGTCAAATCATTCCAACGTTCAGGTAGGAGAGGTGATAGAGCAATACCGTGATTCCAATGGTACATTACACAAGACAGGTGTAGATGGTGTCGGATTCTATGTAGTTATCAAAATGAGAGATGACATAGAAAAGGCAAAAGAAATCAATAGAGGAATCAGAAAAGGCACACTACGTTCCTTTAGTATCGGTGGACAGGCGATATCAAAGAGAGAAAGGAAATCGGAGGAATACGGGGAATACAACGAGATTGACAACTTGGAGTTGCATGAAGTTACTATATGTGAAAAAGGAATAAACCCTGAAGCGAAATTCGACATTTTAAAAGCGAAAGGAGGTAAAGAAATGACGGAAAAATTGACGAAAGCACTGGAAGAACTCAATGGTCTGCTAACGCAGGTTCGTGAGGTCACTGGTGACTCAGTTACAAAAGAAGATGAATTGGAGACAATGGAAATGAAAGAAGAAGAAACGATGAAAGAAGAAGAAGTTGAGAGCATGGACATGGCAGATAAAATGTCGATGAAGGAAGACGAAGTTGAGAGCATGGACGATATGGACAAGGCTCTTGATGAGGACTCGACAAGAGATTACGAGGCCGGAGAAGAAGTAGTAAGTGGCGGAAAGCCAAAGGCTGCTCCTGCTGCCCTCTCAGTCTCTAAGGGTCTAGAAGGGTCTGACTTTACTACTCTCGACTTGAGTGCCGAGAATGTGGAGAAGGCTTACGAGGCTTACAAAGCAGAGCAACTAGAGGCAATGGCTTACGATAACCTATCGAAGCAATTCGCTGACAGATTCGCTGCTGAACTCGAAGTTAAGAAATCAGCCGCAGAGCGAGCAGAGTACGATGCTTCGTCAGAAGTAGCGGCTCTCAAAGAGGAGTTTGCAGAACTACGCAAGTCCCTTACCGCAAAAGACGATGAGATTAGGAAAGCAACAGAAGTCGCTTTCTCTCTACCTGAAGGATTCCCAACAACTGCTGATGCGGTTGCTGAGATGTCATGGGGAGACATACACAACCTCGCAAGGAAGGTGAACTAAAATGAGTGGATATATTAACACAGTAAAAGACCTAGAAGCAGCCACCTATGGCTACGCTGGCGCACAGGGCAATGCTCTGCTAAAGGCTGCTGGTGTTGTTGGTGGTTTCGGAACGCCCCACGATGCAGCAAGCAACCCGTTTTCGGCTGCTGCTGGATTGGGAGACCTATACAACGTTCTTTACGGACAGAAAGTATGGTCAATGCTAAACCAAGAGGTTAACCCTCTTGCTATGCTCGCAAAGAGGCCATACACATCTAGTGGATGGAGAGTTCTAAAGAGCAGAGCAATGGGTGGCTCAGGTTCTGCATTCGGAATCGGAAGCGGTGCTGAAGGTTCAGACACACCAAGACCCGACAAAATCGGTGGTGTTGGTGAGAACGCAACTCTAGGAAGTGGAAATGATATCCCACCAATTGCACCTCAGTATGAGAAACTATACGTCAGTCCAAAGACTGTGGCTCATCTATTCGAGTTCTCTGAACTTGGTATGGAACTTGCTGCAATCGATGACGGTGTTGGTGACATTCGTGCAATCGTTCGTGAGGACATGGGTAAACTACACGCAGAGACTCAGAGCAAGATGCTAGTCATGCCTCTTGAGAGATATGATGACGGTACTGCAACTCTCATTGAGAGAAACTACACATCTCTCATGAAGATTGTTTCGTCTGCTGCTGAGATTGCTGCTATGTATAACGCAAACCTAGTGGATGCTAGTGCTAACAACAATAACAACAGTGCAGCCGCAGCAGACCTAGTACGCCTATTCGGAACTTCCCGAACTGTCAACGTATCAAACAACGCTGCAACTGGCGATGCTTCCTTCTTGGATGCAGAGGTTGACTTCGGTGCAGGATACGGTAGTGGCGATGCTAGAGTTCTAACACTAACCATGCTTAATGACATGATTAGGAGAATCAGGCAGAACGGCGGAAACCCGAAAGTTATCTTGACTGGCTATGACACTGTTCAGCACCTTGCTGACTTGCTACAAAGCCAAGAGAGATTCATGGACAGAAAGGAAATCGTACCTACCCACAATGGAGTTCGTGGTGTTAAGGGTGCAGAGGTTGGATTCAGAGTTGCAACATACTACGACATCCCAATCATCCCAACCAAGGACATGCCATCTACTGGCGGTAACTCAACCAACGAACTGAGTGACATACTCATCCTAGACACAGACCATCTGTGGCTATCGGTGATGAAGCCTACTCAGTATTTCGAGGATGGTATCACTAGTGGAAACCCATTCGGTGTTGGCAAACTTGGAAACCAAGGAATGTATCGAACTATGGGAGAGACCGGATGTTCGTTCTTCAAGGGACAAGGTAAGATAACCAACATTAAGAGTGCTTGAGGTGATTAGAGTTGACACACGCTGTTACTCTAGTTGCTGACCATAAGGGCGTAACTGCCCCAAAGGTCGCAGGTGACGAGTATGTGGTTGATGCAATAGTCAACATAACTGCATACGTTCAGGGTGGAATAACCCTGACTGCTGCTGAGTTGGGTCTGTCTTCCCTACACTGCGTTCTAGTAACAGGTGTAGAGGAGATTGGACACAGTGCAAGAGCCGTCATCAGTGCCGCAGGAGCATACGAGTCAGGAACAAGTGCCAAACTTATCCTGTCTACTGGCTCTGCACAACAATCAGGTACAGGAGATGAAGGCATGGTAAGAGTCCGTGTCTATGGTAATCTCTGAAATGACAATGATTAAGTGATAACGTAAAGTAGTGGCCTCTGCCCCTAATACGGGGCAGGGGTTACTACCACAATAAAAAGGTGAATAAAATGGCAAAAGTAAAGTTAGTAAGACACAGACCAAGTGGACCTCTTCTACTACGAAGAGGCGGTCAAACATATGCATTAACAGCACAAGAGGAAACTGTTGTTCCACTGGGAATTGCAGTTGGAATGCTAGGAGATTCAGGACTCCTAGTAGAATTAGATGCTTCTGATTCCTCAGACATCCTGACATTGAATGAATACTTACTCAATCTACTCAAGAGAGAGTTTGGCTTAGAGGGAGATGCAAAGGCAGTTAGGGCTGCTTTGTTCCCTTCAAAAAAGAAGTCATTCATTCCTAACATAATCAAAGAGACTCCCGTAGAGGAGACTCCCGTAGAAGAACCAGCAGTAGAGGAAGAACCTGAAGAACCTGAAGAGGTTGTAGAGGAAACTGTTGACTATTCACAATACACAGTGAAAGAACTCAAGGAGATGCTTGAGGAAAG